ATTATGGTAAAGGCTGATAGTTTTGAAATGTTATTACCAGAGAATGCTTAATGTTAGTTGATTATATTTCCTATAAGGATGGAAAATCCTGGGGTAATATAGATTTAGAATTTTGTGAGTATTGTAAGATTAATAAGCCTAAGTATGTAGCAACTAAAATGTTACAACCAGCCTTTATTAAATCCGCTTGTCAGACATGTATGGACAAGAAGGATTTAATGAACTTTGAAGATATAAAGCTACTAGCATGACCGAACAGAGCCCTTTAATTTGGAAACCTAACTCCAAACCACAGGCCCTTTTTCTAGGTACACCTCCGGAAATTAAAGAAGTTCTCTACGGTGGAGCAGTCTTCGGTGGCAAAACTGAAGCTCTTATACATTTACCAATTGTATATCCTAGTAAAAAGCTTAGACCTAACCCAGCGCATCCACAGGATTTCCTTAGACTATTCGAACACCCTCAGTTTAAGGGTATCTACTTTAGAAAGAGTTACAAACAGCTAGATGAAGGAATCGTAGGCAGAGCTAAGGAATTATACTGTACCGCATTTCAGGCTGACTATAGAGAAAAGCCTACAATGCGTTTCACGTTTCCATCCGGTGCGCAAATGCACCTTTCATATATGGAAACCGCCGCGGACGCTGAAGCGCATGATACATCTCAATATAATCTAATCATCTTTGAAGAGTTAACTCACTTCTTAGAGTACTGTTATCTTTACATGTTCTCTCGCTGCCGTACTAAAACACCAGACTTACCTGCGATCATTAGATCATCCGCAACTCCCGGAAACATCGGTCATACTTGGGTCAAGAATCGATTTATTGAACCGTTAATTCTTCCGCCTTCAGAAAGATTGAAGGCAAAGAACGGTGGTTATAGAATCTTTGACCCAAAAACTAAAGGCTTTAGATTATTTATTAGAGCCCGGGCCACTGATAACGTTGATGGTTTAAAAGCTAATCCAACTTATCTTAATGATTTAAGAAACTTACCTGAGGCTTTAGCAAAAGCTAGAATAGATGGAGATTGGGACGCTTTCTCTGGTCAGGTTTTCCCAGAATTCCGTTCCATGAGATTAACTGGTGAACCTGAGAACGCATTACACGTAATCAAAAGAGATAGCGTTACAATCCAACCCTGGTGGCCTAAGGTTATCTCAATAGACTGGGGTTTCACACACAAGACTGCTGTTTACTGGGGAGCAATCACTCCAGCTGGGCGAGTAATAGTCTACCGTGAGATGATTTCTCAAAAGGAATACATTCAAACCTGGGGTTCAAGGTTAATTGCGTTATCTCGACAGGATCAAAACATAATCGAGGCAGTGATTGATCCTTCGGCAAACCAAAATCGTGGTGAACCTTTTAGTATTAAACAGCAGATTGCAACTCTGTTGCAGGAAATAAGAGTTCCACTTGCTGATGCAGAAAACGATCGTATTGGTGGTAAGTTACTTCTTCATGAATTCCTTCGTTGGGAAACCTTACCAGAAAGATTCGTTCCTCAAGAAGGTTTTGATTATGATACCTTCATGCGAATCTATAGGATCGCTGGTAACCTAGCTGCCGAACAGTACGAGAAGTTATTCAAGAAAGAACCTCCAGAGACTAATCTTCCTAAACTACAAATACTCGACTCTTGTCCAAATCTGATTCAGTGCATACCTCAGTTAACATATGCGGAGGCCACTAAACATGACCAGGACCCTGAAGATGTTCGAAAGACTGACGGAGATGATCCTTACGATTCTCTTCGGTACTTACTCAAACGAATCCAAAGGTTCTTACTAACTGCTCAAAAGTCTGAGGCTCGTTATAACACACTTTCTAAGATTGTAACTGACTTTGAAATTAGTAAAGACTATACAACTCTTCATCACCGAATGGAACAGTATGAACTTTCTAAAGTTCCTAAAGTCATTGCCGCCAAATCCAGAGTCTTCCGAAATGGTTCGATTCCTCTCGGAAGAGAATCAAAGACTGTTAACTACAGTGGACCATTTAAATCGTACAATTAGTTTACAAAACGATCTGCTCACTCGATACTCTCCAGCTAGTTCTAAGACTATTCAGGAGAAACTAGACTCATTACCTAAAGGTAAGTCAAAGGATTTGTCAAACTACTTACCAGTAAACAGCGGTCGAACGTTTAATAGATTAAGATCACAAATTAGTAGGGACTTAAGTTCAAAAAAGAAAGAGGCTGCCCCTGAAATTATTGAAACTTAGCTTATGTGTAGTGTTAGCTTTATTTACTATTAATTGTGGTGGTGAAGATTTAGTTGGGCCTGATGGTTTACCAGTTGTTAGCGCATCGCCAAGTCCATTACCTTCTCCTTCACCAAGTCCTACTGTTACTTATGATCGTACTTTAATCTTTAGAGCAACAGCTCCTTCGGATTTTAATTGGATCTTATCAGCTAATCCAGTATTACAAACTGATCAGTTGTGTTCCTTAAATGGAATTCCTCAGACTTGTCCATACAGCCCTGGAATTTGGAATTGGCATTTCTCTGGTTCTGCATTTTGTTTACCACAGGGTGATATTTTTGCACCGGCTTTACGTATTCAATGTTTCGTTCCAGGCATTTTTGATGTAACAGTTACTCCTCCTAAGGGCCCACAGGGGCGAGCGGTGTTTCAAGTTTTGGATATTGAGTAAAGGCTAATATGAGACTAAGAGGAATTCTAAAGTTTCTTGGAATGTTTTCAATGTCAACTGCATTACCTGTTGTATTACATACTATAGGTATTACTAATCCACTCATTGGTGGGGTTATTGCAGCAGTTCCTACAGTGATTGCTTTATTTATGAAGTCTCCTATGGATTCAAACTTTAAAGAGCCTATTGACTTCAGTCAAATTTGAGGACTTGAAAAATGTCTGACCAGGTCTTACCCGGAAATCTAATGAACCCTATACCAGATGAGAGTAATTCCTTGCCTGGTCAGACATCTCTTGAACCTCAAGAAGAAGGTCAGGAAGAATCTAATGGTCTCTCACAATTTGGTGTGGAATTGTTATCTGACCAAATTGAAGGCGCATTAAGAGATATCATTGACTCTCTTGAGTTAAGCGATGAGTTTATTCGCCAGCGAGTCACACGAGAAGCAAGACGTAATCATGCTTTCTGGCGCGGGTTCTCTAAGCTTGTTTGGGATAGTATTATCTCAGACCACCGTACGCTTGAACAGTTACAGGAAACTGATCCTGCTTATGATGATTTTAGAGATACTTCTCTGAACATTTACCGTGCCACTGGTGAAACAATGGTGGCCGCGATCAGTTCCACTCTGCCTCAATTAGTTTTCGAACCTTGTGATCCTGAGAATCCAGATGATCTCATGGCAGCGAAAGCTTTTCCAAAGTTAAAGAAGAAGATCGAAAGAGATAATGAGGCATCCCTTTTACTTTCTCGAGCTGCGTTTATTAGATTTAATGAGCATTTTGTTGCTTACTATAACTATATTGAACACAACGAAAATTATGGGCAGGTAAAGAAACCAATTTATGCTACTCGGATGGAAACTAGTGTTGACCATTCTTGTCCTCAGTGTAACCAACCTGTAGACGAACCTGATGAAATGGGTTTGACTCAGTGTTCTACTTGTGAAGGATTTGTTCAGCCCGTACAATCGCAGAATCAATATCCTATCACAGAGCAAACAGGCGAGGAAACCTATGATAAGTGCCAAGAACACTTTGAAGTTCATGGTTCTTTAAATGTTAAAATTGCTAGTAATGCACAAAGGTTAGAACAGTCTCCCTATTTAATCTACGAACATGAAGAGGACATTGGTTTGGTACGCGAAGCGTACCCTTGGATGTACGAGAAGATTGAAGGTGGAGAATCTGGTGGTTTAACAGGATTAGATGCTAATGATCGCTTAGCGCGTACTAACATTGACTGGAGACAGTCTTTCGGTATTAATGTTATTACAGTCAAGGAATGCTGGTTAAGACCAGCGGCTTATAACCATTTAGATTTACACCGTGAAGAGAGAGAAGAACTTCTTAAGATGTTTCCCAAAGGCTGCAAAGCTACTTGGTTAAACTCTGAGTTCTGTTCAGTAGAAGAAAGTGTTCTCGAAGAACATTGGTCTATTGAATCTCCAGCAGTTTCGAGATTCCTTTATTCTGAACCCCAGGGCAACTTCCAGATTGCACCTCAACAGATGAGGGATGAAGTATTAGACCTAATGTTAGAGTCTTTAGAACATGGTATTGTTGAAACCTTCGTTGATACTAATGTTTTAGATCTAAACCACTACGGTTTACACTCTAAGAAACCAGGTTTATTCTTCCCTACTAACAAACCGGCTGGTGAAAGTCTTGCAAGTTCTTTTTACGCTACTCAAGCTGCACTTTATCCAAAAGAGGGACATTCTTTTATTCAAATGTTAGACCAGTCCTCTCAGCAAGTTTCAGGAATTGCTGCACCTCTCTGGGGTGGGCCAAGTACAGGTGGAACTGGAACTCTTGGAGAATATCAAGGTTCCACACAAAAGTCTTTGCAGCGCCAGATGATTCCTTGGCGGGAAATTACGGGTGGTTATGCCAAGGGAATGAAGAAAGCATGCGAAGAATATAAAAAGTACATGCTTGAGGACGAGTCATTTCCTGAAAAACAAGGTAATGATTTCATCGCGGTTTGGTTAAGGACTGAGGAACTCTCTGGTAAGATCGGTAAAGTCTACGTAGAGAATTCTGATAAGATCCCTGTAACTTGGGATCAAAAAGAAGATCGATTCTTACAGATGCTTAATACAAATAATCAAGCTGTGATGCAATTGTTATTTCATCCGAACAATGCGCAATTAGTCGCTACTTATTTAGGCTTTGAGGATATGTATATCCCTGGTGCTGATGATAAGAATAAACAGTTAGTTCAGATTGGTCAGATGTTGTTAACACTTACACCAATTCCACCTGATCCTAATACTGATAACAATGATATTTGCATTGAAGTTCTTAAATCCTGGTTTAATGGTCCTTCAGGAATGGACGCTCAACAGTCTAATCCTCAAGGTTATGTAGCAGTTCAGCAACAGTTATTAGCTCGCTTACAAATTCAAGCACAACAGCAAATGCAAGCACAGATGCAGCAGCCACTCCCGGAAGGAAATGAAAATGCCTGATGATTTAGAAATTCCTGATTTTGAGTCTGAGGAAACTGAGGAAACTGAGACTAATGAGTCAACTGAAACCGAAGAATCAGAGGAACCAGAAACCGAAACAGAGGAAACCGAAGATGAATCCGATGAATCCTCTACTGAAGATCAAGACGAAACAGATGAAGACGAAGATGATGAAGACACCGAAACCGATTCCGCCGAAGAAGTATTAACTGTCTCTAATCTTACCAAAGCTTTCCCTAAGATTGGTGAAAAGTTCCCTGAGCTAATCCCTATTTTACAGAAAGCTGAGAAGTATGAACAGATTTTTGATACTCCAGAGGAAGCGAATACCGCCCGTGAGCTAGTAGCTGGTTTAGAATACTTTAACGAAGCTCTCGCGGCCGGTGATGCTCAAGCTATCCTTACGAATATGTTTAGGGCAAATAGTAATGGAGCTGGTTTATTTGTAGAAAATCTTTTACCCACACTATACAAACAGAACCGTGAGATTTACAGCGCAGTAACTTTCCCTGCTGTTGTTCTTGCTTTGAAAACAGTTGCCCACTCTGCTAATCTTCATGGTAACAAGAACCTTGGGATCGCTGTTAGAATGATTTCTCAAGCTCTCACGGGTAAACAGGATTTACCCGAAGTAAATCTGAACATTAAAGGTGAGGGAGTTAAGGAAAAAAAGGAAGATTCTGATCCTCGTTCCGCAAGGTTACAGGAACATTTTGAATCTACAACTAGTGCTCAAGCCCTTTCAAGAGTAGATAAGTTCTTACAGAAAGAAGTTGTCAGTCGTTTGCCCGGAGACCCATTAACCAAGAAACTTTACCTCCAATCCTTAAAGGGTGAGGTAATGAGTCAGATGGATAAGGATCCACAGTACTTATCTATTATTACTAAACTCCATGAGCAGGCTAAGAAAGCGGACTTTTTACCTGGTGCTGAAATCGGAGAAAAGATTTCTCGTGTGTTTCTTCAGAGATTTCAGGCGCTCATGGCTCCTAGTTTAAGGAAACTACTTAAAGAGGCAGGAATGAAGTTTAAGGAAGATTCAGATAAAGGTAAGAAGGTTAAGAAGTTTGTTTCTGGTAAGGGTAAGGACGATAATAAGGTCGTAAAGATTGATAAAAACAAGCCTCCTCGACATCCGAGTGTTGCGGGGGATTCAGATTGGTTACGTTCAAGGATGGGAAATTAAATGCCTGTAATGACTAACGCGTCTGTTGCTGCGTTACAACTCGAAGCTGTTAAGAAAGATTTACCTGTTTTATTCGAACGTGATTCAGAGTTTTTCACATGGGTGGCTAAGGGCACCGATGTTGAAAAAGTTTCTGAGCGTGATATGAGAGTTCCTCAGGAATTACGTCCGGGCGGAAAGGCTCGTGGTTATAATCCTGAAGGTGGTGATTTGGGACGTGGTTCGGCGAGTACTTACGATAAGGCACTCGTGAATACTTCCAAGATGTTATTCGCTGTTGAGTGGACATTGTTATCCGACGATGCTACCAATAGTGATGTTAAAGCAATTAAGAAGGCTACGGCAGATCAGCTCGCAAAGAGTATGATTGAATTCCGTAGACATATTGATTCGTGGATGATGACTGATGGAACTGGTACTTTAGCCACTGTTACTACAGTGGGTACGGGTACCGGTACTAATGGTGGTGATCGTTTAACTTTTACTACTGATGGTTATCGTGCACGATTGCTTCGTTTTGATGCTCCTGTTGGTATTTATGATACCACTCTGGCTACTAAGCGAAACGTTACTGATCTTACTATTAACTTCTATGATGGTCCTAATAACACTGTCGACGTTTTTCCATCGTTAGGTGGAGCAATCGTTGCTGGTGATAAGGTTGTGGTTGGTGGATTATCTGCCACGCCACCTGTTTGGTTATTAGGTGTTCCTTATCATAACAGTAATGCTTCTACAGGAACATGGCTCGGTTATTCTCGCGCTACTACTCCTGAAATTCGTTCTAACCGTGTTGCGGCTGGTGGTCCTTTGGCTCTGCCACACGCAAGACTTGTAATGTCTAAATTAATTGATCGTGTTGGAATTGATGCCGATACTTCTCCTGTTGCTTGGATGCATATGGCACAACAGGCTGCCTATGAAGAATTAGGTATGCTTGTCAGTGTTATTAACAAGGGTAATAAGGAAGAGGGTATTGATCTTTATTTCAACACTGATGATATGCGTTTGGCTGGTGCTCCCTGTAAGTTAAGCCCGTCTTGGGATCGTACGCGAATCGATTTCATTACGAAAGCTTTCATGGGCCGCGCTGAACAGGTTCCTGTTGGGTTCTTGCAGAATGCTTCTGGTGGAAATATCTTCCAGATGTATGGTGCAACTGGTGGTCCGGCGGCTGCGCGGGGTTTCTATTACAGATACCACGCTCAGCTTTACACCAAGAAACCTTCTGGTCTTGCTTATATCGATACACTTTCGATTCCTTCTGGTTACTAATGGTTTTTAACATTACTGGTCGGGTTGAAACTGAGCTAAGTAAGGAAGGGTTTGTTTGTGATAATCCTTCTTGTAAGCGACCTAGTGAGTTTCTCTTAAGAACTCGTGTTCGTGGAGAGATTATCGAGCTTGGTCGATACTGTTCTGGCTGTGGTGGTGCAAAGGAAACTGCACTCCATCGTTCTGAACAGGCTTTATTAGATGTATTAGCAGTTAAGTTGAATAAGCCAGTAGATCAATTAACTCTTGATGAGATTGAACCAAAGATTGAACCAGAAGTTGTAACAGAAACGAAGCCTGACGATTTGGGAGGTATTTAAGTGGGCGAGAATCTAGTTAATGCTAGGGGTATTAAAGTACGCCGTGATACTGACCAAACTGGTTTAGTCACTGCTACGCCCACAGCGGTTATCTTTTCACATCGTGTTGATTTCTTTGTTAATAACGTTGCGGATTGGTCGAGTTCTGTTAACCCTAGTCGAGTAGCAATTTCTGCACCGGGTGTTTATCTCTGCGTTGCCAACGTTTCGTGGGTTAACGCTGCAACTGGTAATAGGCAAGCTTACATCAGGAAAAACGGTACAACTGGTGTCTATGGTTTTGATTCTCGTTTAACTCAGGCAACTGGTGTTACCACTAACACCGTTACTGTGGTTCTTTCGTTGAAAGTTGGAGAATATCTTGAGTTAATGGCTCTTCAGGATGCAGGCGCTAACCGTGATATTGACGCGGTGACTGCTGATGAAACGCCATCGTTATCTGTTTTCTGTTTGCATCGCTATTATGATGCCTCGTTAGGGCAAGAAGTTTAAACCTGCTCTTTCCGGGGGCATTGGTTGGGAGTGACTGCCAAAGTGGAACTCTAGCTTTCCCGGAAAGGAATTATGAATGGAAATCGAAATTAAACCGCCTGAAATTAAATTATTATGTGATCGTTGTAAAAAAGAACTATTAGGTTGTAGTATTATTTTGTATCTGTTAGGAACAGGACACCATTTTTGTACTCTTGAAGAACTAAATGAGTGGATTATAATTCGTTTAGCTAGACCAGCCTAAATGGATCCTTGTAATTTAGCTGAAATTAATATAAGTCTATTAAACATATACGGTAAAGATATAACCGGGCGTGCTAACTTTAGGTTATCTTGGGGACCTGCGCAGTTTGAGAAAAGGTATGGTACCTTTTCAGATTTCTATG